GGCTGGTTCAGCCCCTCGAATCCGAGGAAGGCCGGTTCGAGGTGGTCTTCTTCGCCTACGCTGTCCACCTCGTGGGCCAGCCAGTCTGGCAAGTCCCGCGCCTGTGTGACGGGGTGGATTCCGTTGAGCGGGTGGCGCTTTGTTCCCGTGTGGCCCTCCCATTCCATTAGCGCTTCGAGTCGCTCTTGTTCGAGAAGCATTCGGACTTCGTGGTCTTGAACGTCCTCCTCTTCCGAGGCTTCGTAGGTGTCGCCATACTCCTCGAGATTGTCGAGGCTGAAGATGACTGCGCCCGACTCCTGAGCGATTGTCAGGAAGCCCGTTCGGAAATCGTCTAGGGCGATTGTGTTGCCCTTGCTCGGACTCTCCGGGGTGCATTGTTCCCAGTGGTTGATGATGTCGATAGGTTCGACATTCAGCCCGGAGCGTTTTATGGCCCGCTTGGCGTGTTGGAACAGCCTACGCCATAGGGCCTTGTGCCTCGGCGTGTAGCGCTCGGCTTCCATTGCCCGGGTGACAAGGGCGGCTTGAAACGGAGTTGGGAAAGGGAACTTCCCCGGAGGAACGAATCGAATTTTACCCATGGTTTTTGTGTGTGTTGTGGGCGGGGGCCGCAGCCCCCACCCTAGTTACCTACTTAGCTGCCGGGAGTGGCGTGAAGTAGCGATTGACCACGGGCTTCCCGTTGTCGTCCTCAGTGACCCGGTCGTTCCAGTGGAACCGGACATCCGAGCCGATTTCCAGCTCCTTCAGGAAGGGGCTGGGCTTTGTATCGTCAGACCAGAGACTGACGAGGCTTTCTCCCCAAATAGCCTTGAAAAGACTGGCTGGGCCGTTTTGGGTTCTGAGTCCCGTCGAAATCTCGACGATGACTCCCGACGCGATGCCCTCTTTGGGCTTGTCAGGGTTCATGTTGTGGTCGCTCATGACGTTGAATAATATATCTGAAGATGGAGGAAAGGATAGGAAAATGTGAGAAAAGATTTAATTAATATTTCTAAACCAAAAAGCTCATTCAGAGGATGCGTGAATTGGCGAGAAGAAAATGAACTTTTTTCGTTACTGGTCTTGGTATTAACAACGTAAATACATTATCAATAAAGCTAAACCTTGGGTGGCGGGTGGGCGGCGCGGGGCTGGGACGGGTGAATGATAGTAGATTTTCCACAAAGCCAGCGCGTAGCTCTGGCGACTGGAAAAGATACGAACCGGAAGCCATTGACTGGCAATGCGTCAACGCGGAATAGAGGTCGGGCGTCGAAAAGGTTCCGCTTGATGCGTTGACAGGCAATGGCTCGCGTGTGCTAGATTCGGTCATCGTATGTGAATCTGTGCTTTGATAGTCGGCTTTGCCGCCTACGGTTAATACACGACAACAAACTCCCAACGATGTTACCGGTCACGACGAGGAACCTGTAGCGATGATATGCTACGTGTGATTCCAGCTTCTCCAGAAGCGTGAGAGAGGAGAGATTCTCGTCTATGTGAGACTCATAGATGTCTGAAGCAGCGTTGTCTATGGCTTGCTGAAGGCGTGTAAGGATTCTAATCATACAACAACTAAGGCACACTTGTGGTGTGGTGTGTTGGTGTGTGGGTGTTAGTAGCCCCGCAGGGACAACGCGGCGATAGCCGCCAAGATGAACTCTTGGTTCCAAAAAACGTCTACATAAATCAAGACGCATGAACCACCCAAAGCGCACCGAAAGCTCCGCTCAGCGTGCCGCAAAGGGTGAAGCACAGTGACCACACAGCGCTCCACAGAGTGCGTGCTTGCTTTCTGGGGTCCGCTTGGTCTGTGCGCTGAGGGTTATGTGTGTGTGTGTCGCTCTGGGTGCTGGGGTGTATGGGGGGTCTGGTGCAATCACGCTATAGCGTAACCCCCTCAGGTTTTCTCATCAAAACAAAGGGACCTAATGTCCGCTAATAGCCTCTGGCTTTCCTTGTCGTCTTTTAGCGTAACCGAGAGAGTATCTAGGTTTTGTTTAAGAACATACCTTTTGCTGAGGTCTTTGATATGGCCCCAATATTTACCAACATCAATAACCTTAATATCAGAGTTAGCCTTCATTTAGCTTTCTCATCTGCTTGTTTTTTCCAGCTTTTAGATTTGAGTCCCTTTTTATCGAGCCAAGCGTCGCAAGCTTTACTTACGGAAGACGAAAGTCCCCTTAAATATGCGGATTGTCTAGCAGGGGTATCTTTATTGTATTTTCCTCGTTTAGCGCTCATAGGACTTTGTGGTGTTGCCCCTCAGCCCTCGATAAGAGGGCCAAGGGACTTTGCGTTACACACAACACACAACACGCAACAATCTAGAAAAGTGGGGCTAAGGGACAAGCTCAAAAGTCTTTTTAGTCACCCTGCGTCTCCTTTGTCGGGAGCGCACTCGGGCTCGTAGTCTTCTCTTCATTTTTTGTTTGACAGGGGGCGCTCAGGGTTACACTATGAGTGCCCGGTTGGTGGGCTTATAAGTGCTAATAACCACAAATAAACCACATTCCACATCCATTATAGATGGATTGTTATTCTTGTCCGTAGGACAGCTCTAAGTGTACTTAGAGACACCCTAAGCGTCCATATATGCCGCCTCTCGCGATCCTGTCGTCGCGCTTAGAGTCTCCAGACTCGAACAATAGCCGGTGCTGCGAGGCTTTCTACGGCTGTGACTATTTGTTCTTCGGTCTTTGTGGGCATATTGAACGACACACCGGCTAAATCTAGCGCACAGTGTATCAATTCGTGGACTATAGTGGACCTGAAGAGCTGTTTATCCCTCAGGATGTTAACGTGGATGTTAATACAGCGCATTTCTGGGTCATATTCGGCCAAAGAACCCGGTAATTCCTCTTTTACGTTAATAGGAATGCGCATTCCGGCCACATAAATGTATTTTGGGGGCTTAATAGTGGCCATGTTCTTACATCCAAGTGGATTTAAGGCTTGAGCGCCCTGTGTAGGACTCCTCGAACCTCCTTAATTCGTCTGCAAGGCGGTCTACCTTGCGTTCTTTGATTCTTTTATCGGCATCTTGGGCCATCTGTTCGGTCCAATAGGCTACAGCCATACTCAGGGCATCTAGGCGGTCATCGTGAGTAATGGCCCCTCGTTGGTGTGTGAGGCGTGAAAGCTGGTATATGAGTTGGTATTTGAGTTGTGACTCCAGCGGGTATGCCTGTGCGCTTTCAAAGTCATGTTGTATGACTTTCGGGTCAACCACCAGCCTGTGCTGGTTCATCACTGGCTCCAGAGTGTCGATAATTCGCTTCTCTTTCTGGATGTTGTGTCTGACCTCCTCGATGGTGCATGGGTGAATCTTGGTCAGGATGGGCTTAAACAGCTCAACGAACATACCGTCTCCGAAGTTACTTTCGACGACGATGGCGTTCACCTTTTGCTGTTTGGCTTTGACGCTTAGCGCCTTAAGGACATCATCACTGTATCCCCCTTGTATTCCCCCGGCGTCAACAACATACAAATACCCATTCAGCATCTTAATGATGGCGTATCCGGTCTCATCTTTACCGCGACCGGAGGGGTCGATGGACATCACCGAGCCTGTGTATGGGATGTATTCCCCTATGGTTTCCATGGGGCGGTAGAATCTGTCCCCTGAGAGCGCCACATTGGGCACAGAGGAGTCCCACTCCAGTTTAGGGTCCCTAGCCCACACAAGCTTCTCCGGGGCCACCTCGGGGTCCACAGACATCACTATGAGGTCGCTGGTCTTCAGAGGGAACCTGTCGATGTCGCTCAGGCGGGTATCCAGCATAAACTGCATGGCAAACCCGGTGCGCCCGTAGGAGGCTTCTCGCTCCGCTAGGTCGATGTCAGAGAACCTCAAGGGCTCCGTGGAAGACCCCACGGCGTCCTCGTCAACACACACCGCACTAACCGCCCCATCGTAGTTGGCCTGATTGGTCTTCTCTGTGATGTATTTAGCAGGCCAGATGCGCTTACGGTATCCCCGCTCCGTAAGCTTGTTGTAGATTGTGTCTTCGCACTGTGGTGTTCCGAGGAACAGTATCTTTGAGTGGTCGTCAGGCTTGATGATTGCGTCGAACTCCTTGACCTGCTCGCCAAGCTTATCGCGCATCCCTTGGGTGGCGCTGTTGCCCACCACCTCGATATCGTCCGCTACGATAAGGTCCGCACGGGAACCGGTCAGTTGAGACGTGACTCCCAAGGATTTGACGGAGGGGGCATGGGAGGCTGGCGCGGGTCCGACGTCAAAGGATATTTTAGAGAATCGTTGCTTATCGCTAGGTCGGAGATGAGCGAGAATAGGGAGTTCATGGATAAGTCTAAGTGTAAAAGTGCTGAAATCATCTGCTCTTGTTTTCGACGCAGAGACGACAAGGATGTTTCGTCTTGGGTCAAGGAGGAGCTGGTGGACAACGAATGCAGAGCATATCCAACTTTTACCGACTCCCCTAAAGCCTTCGATAATAGCTCTTCTATCTCCTCTTTGCATGTATTCAGCGATTTCATATTGAATAGTAGTTGGGTCTGGTAGGTTTAATTCCTTCCAGACAATATATAGAAAGTTGCGAAAATCCTTAAGCTTATCGGGAACGTCCATGGCTACTTGTTGTTGGCCCTGTTCTTTTTCTTGCTTTGAATTTTCAAATTAGACCGAGAGTTATTCTTCGGATTCCTGTCTTTGTGGTGAACGTCTTTCCCGTCCCCCTTCTTCGCTCTACCGGCTTTAATCATCAAACGACGGGCCTTGTTTCGGCCCGCTCTGCGTTTCTTCTGCTTCGCCTTAGAGTGATACGAGTTGTATTCCTTTTTGTAGTTCCTAGCCATTAGCCGCTTCGTCAAAGGGTAAAATCTTAACAAGGTTCTCCATAGGGTTGTCCTTAGAGAGACCAGCGTGAATACCATTGTCCTTCAAGAGCTGCCTAGCGGCGTTAAGGTCACTAGGAGCCGCTTCGCCTGACTCAATGCGAGTAATAAACTCGTTGATGAGCAAAGCCTGAAGGGACTTCAACTGTTCTTCTTGGTCGTTTACTTGTTTCTCCATTCTTTAAGTATTCTTAACAATAAATAGCACAAACTCGCCACACCTACGGCTATACCCACAAGAGAGTTGATTTCCGCAAGAGTGAACGTCCCTAGCATACCTACTATGCCTACCGCAGCGGGAACATGCGAGGATTCCATTATTTCACAGCGGTAATAGTTAAAGTTGGGTAGCACACCAGCTCAGTGTCCGCAAAAGAATTATCGTTCCACCAATAGTTCTCATGCAAACGCGCATACCTCGTATCGGCATTGCCTTCGTTAGTCGCCGTATAATGTTTAGCCTTCATCACCATTTTCCGATTTGAAGTCCACCCGGACTGCGCTACTCCTCCGGTCGCTGCGGCAAGGATTCCTTGGGCGGGCACAGCTCCCCCTGAAGGACCATTACCAATACCAATAACCCACTTAAAGGTCACTCGGTCCCCGTAGAAATGAGCAGTTCCTGCGCTAAACCTAGCTCCGGTAACCTCTGTAAGCGTCGTGCTGCCTGCCTGCTCTCCTAGGAAAAACTGGAAATGAGCTAGAGTTGGTAGCGAATATCGCTGCATACCGCTATCCCACGAGCCGGTCCCGTTCTGGGACAATACAAACGAATACTCATAAGAAACCCGAGTAGTTCCCGTAGGAGGCGTGTATTCAAAGCTCGAAGACGTAACCTCCGCAAAACTTGCGGTCAAATCTTGTCCTCTAGGAACGCCTCCTCCGTCATGAATAGTAGGAAGCGTATAAGTTCCTCCTCCTCTTTTGTTTGCAGTAGTTCCATCACAAATGCCATGAATACACTCAAGGACAGAGCCGCTTTCTTCAGGCAGCGTAGCTCCAGACAAGTCAATATTGTTTTCCAGCATGGCCGCTGTGACGCTGTCGTTTGGCAGAACTACGCTAGTCTTGCTACTTAAGTTCAAGTTAGCAGCCAGCTTATCAGCCGTAACAGCACCATTGGCGATTTCCGCTGTATTAACCGCATTGTCGTCCAACTCAGCGTTTTGAATCGCGTTGTCTGCCATGTGGACGTTCTGGACCGAATTCGCAGTTAGCGTAGTAGTCCCAGAGCCTCCCGTCGTATTCGCGTCTTCAGCTACTTCTTGCGCAGCAAAAAGACCCTGACGATACGCGTTATCTAAGTCAGCCTCAGAAATTCGCGAGCCTTTTTGAAAGTCAACAATCGGGTCTAGGGTAGTCGCACGGTAAATGCGCCCTTCAGATGAATCGTCAGCCCCGTAGTCGGAATGCGATGGAGCAGCGGCTAGTGTTACGGTCTTCGCCGTAGTATCCACAGACTCTACTGTAATCGCTTTCCACGTTCCTCCTACTTTAACAACAAACTTAATGTCGTTTTTGTTAATGTAATCAAAAGTGAACGGCCCAAATACAAGCTGACCAACGGCATTCGTGCCGGATGACCCCGGAAGAATGTCTATAGTCGTGTATGATTTTTTCTCAGACATTTGTTAGTATAGTTAATGTTTATTGAAGCAAAGAGGCGTAGTCATTCTTAAGTTCAGGGAACTCGTTAAACACTTCCCGTTTAGCTTCGGCCCTGTAAAAGTTAATAATTCGCGCAATTAACTTAGTTCTTGGGTGTGCGGGTCCTGAGTTCTTTTCGGTTACGTCAGGAAGGTTTTGGTAATCATCAGACTCAATTAGAGTTCGTAGACTTTGGCGCAAGGTTCGCTTTTGAGGACCACGTTTTATAGTGCCTGAAAGCTCTTGCACCCGGTCATATGCGGTTTGCCCTTCCGAGTTCCTGTAATCGTGCATGTTAATACGCTCGCCCGCCACGGACATAATAGGAGATATGTTCCCTTTACCAGTCCCTTGCGACGCTATTTCCATGTCAACAACGTCGTCTGACACATCACTCATAAATATAGGGTTTAGACCTTTTATTAGCCCGCCCGTGTGCTGCTTTCTTTTGGCCTCTCCAAGAAAGTTACGCCTAGGCATAAGCTTTTCTGAGATAAGAGAGCTTCCTTTAATTTTAGGGCGCATACCTTCTGGAAGCTTCTTCATGAGCTTATCCAAAAGAGCGCGGCTCTCCAATATCTCCGGGTCTTCTTGGAAGACGTTCTGAGACACGTTAAGAGCGTTCGGGACAAACCCAGCTATAGTATTCCCTAATACCTGCGTTCCTGTGTAATTAGGCTTACGCAAAAGGTCAAAGAACTGAGCCAAGTTTTCAACATACGATTTGTTAGTAATGTTATTTGCGAACGACATGCCCAGAACGCCGACTACTCTTTTTATTTCGTCCTGCTTTTCTTCAAGCTCGTCTTCGGTTCCGAATTCACCCTCTCCAGTCTCACGCGTATCCGCAAAACCATGCGTAATGTCCGCAAAGATACCCAGTATAGTGGCAAACGGGTCAAGGCGCTGGTAGCTATACCATCTCTCACCTTCTCCTAGGTCTAGCTTGATGGAATAAGGTTGCTTGCCATCCGCTTCCCATGCCGCTCTCTTTGTGCGGCTTTCTGGTGCAGCCCCGGTAATCTTATCTCTAATCCCTTCAACAAGAAGAAACGTCGAAGAGATGGTCATAGCCGAAAACGCCAGCCTACCGGTGTATTCCGCCGCCTCAAAGGAACCTACCCTGTTAAGAAGCTCCATCTTCTCTTCAATCATAAGAGACGCATTCGGCATGTCTCCATATTGCTTTGACGCTTTGTCCACCTCAATTGGCGAGTAAGCCTTCCGATTCTTCTTCAGGAAATTGGAACCAAACTTACCGACTGACCCTATAGGGACCGTGCGGCCCAGCGCAAAGGTAATGATGTTTGAGGGAGTTCGGACAAACGGAATTACAAAAGTCAGCCAAGGGCTAAACATGGCCAAGTTAGACAGGGCTTTAATAACGGGATTTGTAGGGTTGTTTGTAAAGGTGTTTACAAGAGCCCAGTCCGTCGCGTTTTCTACAAGCTCAGCTCTCTGCCCAAAGTCTTTAGCTGAGTAGATTTCCCCGTTTTCCAGCTTTATTTCGTGGTTATTAAAATGCGTGTTCATGTAGTCAGCTATGAACTGCCTTTCGTTAGTCACAGCATTCTTACCTTTACGCTTTTTTGCTAGAGCGCGATACGCCTCATTCCGCACGTTGTCTTCATTTCGGAATCGACCTTCCTTTGTTATAAGGCCCTCGAACCCAGAATTAACAAACTCAGCCAACGCTTTTGGATTTTTGTGATATCCCTTCTGATACCCTTCCAAAGCCAGCATAGTCTTTGTGTGAGCCCTGAAGTTCATCTGCTTAAAGAACTCATCACCAGCCATAAGAACCCTAGAAGGATGTCTTACAATCTTCCCAAGCCAGTTAATACCTGAGTAAAAGACGTTGGAATCAGGATTATCAATATGGATTGCGCCTTCCACTCCAGTTCTGTTGTCGTTGTAAGCGGTAAAGCCTTTAACAGACTTAGCTTCGTCATCCATCCCCGCTTTAAAGGCGTAGCGAACAGAATCAATAAAGCTGTGAACATCAAACAAAGCCCTAAGATTGGCTTTGAGAAGCTTAGTGTTTCCAGTTAACAGGGCACCCGATGTAAGCTCAAAGTGCCTGAGAGCCATAGTAAGTCCGTTACCGATAATGTTCACAGTCCACGTCGTAGGCGAACCTAAGAGGGCGTTTATATACCACTCCTGAGTAACGGCCATAAGCTTACGCCCGCTAGACAAGAATTTAGACAAGCCGCTATTAAGAGCCACTACTTCGGCGTCATTGAGCGCTTTACCCATGTCTTTGGGGTTTGCGGCCTTACCAGTTTTGACTTGAGCCAAAAGCTTCTTAAGAAACTTTTTCTCAGTCATGCTGCTATTGACCCCTCGTCGATACAAACGTGCTGCTTGCGTGTCTCCGCGCCCTTCAAAGCCTAAAACGCGATTCTGCCCAGCGATGTCCCTTCCAAGGGAACTTGAGCCTGTAGTAAACAGGTCGTTTCTTATGCGAAGTCCCAGAGAAAACTGAGTGCCATAATCAGCGAACACTTCCTGCAAAGCCATAAAACGGTCAATTGACGAATACAACTCCGTCATGGCCTCTTCGTAATTCAGTGTTTTGTTCTCGCCATTAATAACAACGTCAACAATCTCATTTGTTCTAGCCTCTTCAGCATTGAAAGCTTTCTTGGTGATATCTTGCCCCGCTTCGTTCATGAAGCCCCACAGAGCCTCTGTCTCATAGCGAGCCGCTTCGATATCCTTTGGGCGGTTCTTGAACGCCTGAAAGAAGTGCAGCGTCTTCTGCTTGTTTCCGCCCGCCATCTCTACCGCGTTAGCGACGAACTCAGCAGTCTCGTCAAAAGTCTTAGCGGCAACCTTAGCTTGAGCCTCAGTCGCGGGGACCTTCTTTGCCGCCGCAGCTCGCGCAGCTTTAGCTACAACCAAGGCGCTTGCGCGTAGCTCTGGCATACTTTTTGCCAAGTGAATAGCACTAGACGCCGCTTGCGGGTTTGTCTTACTAAATAGGCCCGCCTCAGAAATGCGCTTTTCAACGTGAGCTTCTATTTTTCTAAGGACCAGCTCTTCATTACTAGAAGCCCCAATGATGTCTTTGACGTATTCCCGCTTACTAGCTAAATCAGAAGCTCTCATTGTCGTCCCTAGATTATCAAGAATCCAGTCGTCTATCTGCTCTTCGCTGGCGTTTTCAATGTCAATCTCGGCATACTTAGGAGCTTCAAGCTCTTCTGGAGAAGTTACTTTTTCGGTAGCCTCTTCTTTAGTCTCTATCTTAACCCCCTCGAATCCTCCGTCTTTAGACTCACTTACCCTGTAATCCTCTACATTAAGTCCCGCTTTTGAAAGCGCGGCTTTTGCGCCCGCTTGTGTCTTAAAAGGTTTTCCGTCTTTCCGGCGAATAACCGCAGGTGCTTCTTCAGTCGTTTCCTTAAGCGCAACCTTTTCAATCTCTTCAGCGTCCTTAACGGCCTTTTTAGCCGTCGTCACGATTTCAGGCTTAGTTTCTTCCGAAATCTTACGCCTAGTAACCGCTTCATACTCTGAAGCTATCTGCGCGTCTTTCGCTTGGCTCTCAACCGTGCGAAGCGCCTTCTGCTCTTCAGGTGTAATTACATTGTCTTCAACGGCTTTAGCGTAAGCTTCAACTTCGTCCGGTTCTTCTCCTCGGAGCCTTTGTTCTTCGAGATTCTTCCCTTTATCCCTGAAAATCTTAAAGGTCTTTGTGAGCCCTGACGCAGCTTCTTTACCTGTCTTACTCAACCCCTTTACCCCGGCTCTAGCCCCAAGGAACAAACTACCAAGGGCACCACCAACAAACAACCCTTCAACTACATTCTTAAACCTCTCTTCGATTTCGTTATTATCTTGTTCGGGGTCGTAAGCTAAGTATTCCAAAATAGCGTTACTGTCTTCTCCCTTGTTACTAATAAGAAGGTTTGAGAGACGGGCTTCTTCCCCTTTGAAAGCCACAAAATCCGCCAGCGCTCCAGCTGCTGTCAACTGAGCGGCTTTTTGAACTTTGGGCTTAGCTTTCTTAATTTTCCTTAACGTAGAAAGCTTTAAGGTTCTATTGCCCCTGTAAGCGTGCTGGATAACCCCCTTGCTTAGCAAGTCACCCGACTTACCAACAATCTTACCCGCCTTTGTAGCTTTACCCAGCCAACCAGCAGCGTTCAAGCCGGGGATAAATCCAGCCGCAAATTGAACAGCACCTTCGCCAAGCATTCCGGGGACAGTCTTAGAAACGCCAAAAAGGTTGTGTTCCTTCCTATCCCAGTCCCACAAACGGTCTCCGGTTACCCAGTCCAACAAACCCCAAACTCCCTCCGCAAACCCTTCTGCGCCCCTCAGTCCAACCATGGCCGCATCTACCCCGTAGTCCAGAAGACCGGGCTTTTCTTTAGAGCTTGTTGGAGTATCAGAAGTTTCGACAGGTGCTTGAACCCTTTCGGGCGCTTGCTTTTCGCTAAACTGAGTTGGGTCTAAGTGTTCAGTGGACGAAAACTTGTCTTCCTTCTTCGACCTGTCGATAATGTCCGGTAAATTAAAATTAGGCATGGTAAAACTTATTGGTTTTTCAGCTTAAAAGCCATGTTGTAAGGATGGCTATACTGGTAATCTAGGAATTCTTGTGGGGTTGCGAAGCCGTAAGCTCTTTGAAGAGAGCCTAATTGAGCTTCCGAAATACCAGTAGACTCAATGAACTCATTCACTGATTCCTTTCCTAACGGGAGCCCTTTGATTACAGGCTTAAATTCTTCAAAGTGGTTATTTGAAAGCGTGATGTGTTTGCGCGTATCTTTCCATCTTTGGCTGATTATAATATCACCGTCCGAGTCACGCGAAGTAGAGTCATGCTTCTTTTTGTAAGGAGAAATACCTCTTCCCAACCAGTTATCCGCGTCATGAACAATAATATCCCCACCAACGCTCTCTTTAAGCTGTGCAAAGTCTAGAGCTTCTTGAATACCTCCGGGGACAGACAACGCATATTGCCTGCGAGTGCGGGAAATAAGGTCATTTGTATACTGGTTGTATATTTCAACAGTTTTTTCGTGCCTACCGGCGTAGGTAAACGTGCCGTTAATCTTATCCACAAGTCCGCACAGTGCCGTTTGATACGGCTGAGTAGACGGAAGCGCTTTATCAGCGACGAAAGGGCTGAATTGAAGATAAGTCCTCAAAAGGCTCTTAGGATGCATTACGCCTGCGCTTGCGCTAAATTCATTTTGCTTACTAATATTAAGGCTGTAGTCATGGAACCCAGCCGTGTCATCGAACATAGCGCGTTCAGACAAAGCAAACGCCATTAAATAATCGTCAGCGCCTTCTTTTGATTCAACTTTAGCCGCATCAAGAACAGCCTTAGATTCGTTGAGGTCAATTTTGAGGTCCTCAGCGGCAATTGAGCCGTCTTTTGTTACTCTCTTGGATTCTTCGTATGTAGGGCGTATATCCGCGTTCATTACGTCGATTATGCCCGACTCAGTTGTCAGGTCATGTCGCTCCATTACACCTAGAATGTGCCCCTGCCTTTTCGTCAAAATTTGCTGCACAAGCGACCCGCCGGTAACTTGTTCAAGGGGAATCATTCCCCCCGGAGGAATCGCTTCGTGACGCTTTATCGCTGCGTCCTGTTCTGCTGTAATTCTTTGCTCTTCAGCTTCTGATTCCTTATACCGGTTTTCAATAGACTTTCTAAGATTGTCTTTAAATTCAGTATTTATCCTTAGAAGCTCTTCTGACACATTCGCCTGCCATTCTTGAGA